GGTCCTTAATAATGGATCGTTAAATGTTACGATATTTAACCAAGTTAATAAACCATTGTCTACCAACTCATCAACAATATTTAGAAACATTTCAACTGTAGGATCCCTGAAACACAATGCACCTTGACATTGCAAACTGTTGAATAAAATTCTGCAAGATATAATTTTAAACAACTGAGCTGCACTGATTTTGTAATTCTGTTGTTCAAAGGCTATTTTAGTTGAATAAAGAATGGAGGAATAAACATTTCCTTCTTCAATAGCTTTGACAATATTTAGAATTATAGGAACTGAAATTCGAAAGGATTGAGAAGCAAGCCATTTGCATGAGTTATAAATTCGTTTACTACGTGATAATAAAGTAAGACTGTAATTTTGTTCTTGTTGTGAAAACATAGGAAAATTAGATCTAAGATATTGCTCTCTATCATCTCCAGTTAAAGTGAGAGTTCTGTAAACTATGTTTTGATAATCATCTGAACTTATTTGACTATAACCCAGTCTTACTAAAAACTCATAAATTTTGATAGGCAAACTGGGTAAATTATGATCACTTAGAAATTTTGCCAATTCTCTTTCAGTTGGGAAACCAAATTCAGGATTTGTTTTCTTCCAATTCATTAATGCTTCTACCATAGGCTCTGAGTTTCCTGTTCCTTCTTTATAAAATTTATTACTATCAGGGTGAGAGTGACAAATATGATATAATATAGACCGTCCTATATTATCAATTAATGTTTCTTTATCGATGGCAACATATCCCAATTCTTTTAAACTAATATGTTTTAAAAATTTTGTAATATTCTCATCTTCCCTCATTTTTTTAATTTTTTCTAAATCTACGTATGATGAGAAGTCTAAAGAAATGGGTTCATCAGTAGGAACAAAAAAATCAATTTGATAAGTTAAATTTCTTTCCTTATCTTTATATTCATAATGTCTGCCATTTTTTTGTCTGTCCATTTTATCATAACAAAATGAAGGCAGTAAGTTATTTGAGATTTCGGATTCCAATATTACTAAATCATGTCCCTTTGCATAGTTGAATGAAAAGTCTGCATCTTTCTTATTATAGCATAAATATTTTCTGCCTGGATCTGCAAATTCTGAATTTGACATAGTGACATGTATACCTGAAAATCTGAAAAAAGTATTTAGATACCAAGAACTAGCTTTTGAAATTCTCCTGCCTTCAATTGTCTCAATTTCAATCCTACTAACAATTCCATTTAGCAAGTAAACCTTCAGAATGATTTCTGGGAGTGATACAATACACTCACCGGATCCAAACCAACTATTTGCAACTTTTATTTGCTCTTTTGACCAATAAGACCAAAAAGTTACTTCACTCAGGGGTTTATTTTCAGAATTTGCAGCTTGATCCACAATAGGTCTCCATTCTTCTGACAGCAATTCACGCAATTCTTCTTTTTTATGAAAAGGATTTAATTTATAAATTGCACTTTGTTCTAACTTATAATTTTGTAAAATTTCACAGATCCAAAAAAGAGATAAATAATCCATCACAACTCTAGGAATATTTCCATGCATAATTTTTTTATTCCAATCCATGATTTGAGCTGCTTTATTTTTCAGTATTATTTTTTGATGTTTGATGGAATTGCATTCTAATAATGACATAACATCACTGTAGCTTTCAATTCTTCTTTTATCACCTGGTACAGGGCAAACTAATCTGTATTCCCTGGAATCTTCTCTTAATAAGCGTCTAGAGATAGAATAAATCTGATCTGTTGAGAAATCTTCCTGTTTTATTCCTAACATAGACATATGATTTAAAATTTTATTGACTTCTCTGAAAGGGTTATCACGTTTACCTAGCAGTTTGTATCCTTGTGGTTCTCTTAGATAAGTAGTAAATAAGCTGGCTGAAAGATTCACTGTTCCCAAAAGTGACTCACCTTGGCTGAATGTGATTGGTTTTTCTCTTAAATTACTTGTAATTGTTTCTACCCTCTCAGTTCCATCTACAGCATCATAGAAAGAATATAAATCTCTACACATAATTTGTAAGTAACCTGCAAACATATCAATGTTTTTAAGTTCTAGTTCTTTTAAATCCTCAATTCTATCAAGAACAATGATCAATTTATTAATATCAATTCTTTCACCTTTTTTATTTATTATAGTTCTATAGCCTGCAGCACCAAATATCCGTGAAAATTTTCTGGCAATCGGTTCATCAACTAAGGAGGAATAAAAATGTTTATCTTTTAATTTGTTTACATACCATATCATATTTAAAGTACTGTTACCCATTTTGTTGTTTGCAATTGTCCAGGGAACTTCATTGTTCAATTTTTCCATTATGTCCTCATATTTCTCCAATAATAAGCTTGATTTCTTATTCAATCTAGCATTCATATCCCATTTTAAAGATATTTCCGCAGATCCTGAATCAATTAATTGAAGATTTTCAAGATAATTAAGTGATCTTTGAGTTCTATCAGGATCATATCGTAAAGATCTTGCTAAATCTGATAACCCACCTGCATAGAGTAATTCTAAAGGATGACTATCAATTCCGCCCATAAAATTGTAAGGTAAGTTTTTAACAAATGGAATATTGTAAACATTCTGTACGTATCTCTCAGTGAGTTTTAAAATCAAAAAACATTCTTCAAATGATCCTCCTTGAGATAGCATTTCAATAGACTGTGTAACAGAGAACGAGATATCTGTTGTGTAGCCTCTGTCACTTGGTTTGAATGGAATATTGGATGAAAATTTAGGTATAACTGGCAAAAATCTATCAAATAAGTATAATATAGATAAAAACTCTAAATAAACGTTCTCATTGATTTGGCTTTTTTTTACTGATAACATATGATTAGCTCCTTTCAATAACCAATCATAAAGTAGAAAAGTAGTTCTTGAAGATGCTGCATTTTCATGATAAGTTGTGACAACACTATCATCAGAATGACATTTTGCATCCATGATAACTAACCCCAGATCATTTTTAAGACAGCTGTTTCTAATAACTTCACTTGCTACCATTTGATTAGCAGCATGCATTAAAGTTGATAGATAATTGAAGATACCCATTACAAATGAGAATTGCACAGTAAAATAAAAACCATCTGCCAGATTTTCCATCTTGTGAATATTTTCAGCAAAGGGTTTAAATCTTTCATTGTTTCTCATTTTTGACAATACATGCTCACGGGTTACAAACTTTTTATTGAACATTCCCTCAGAAAAATCTAAAAATTTCTTCATGAAATCTGGTGGAAGAATTGGTGACAATCCTATAATAAAATGAACATATTTTTGAAAGACACTGTGTGGAGCCCATCTTCTGCAATCAAGAACCCAACGGTAGATTTTTTTAGTCCAACCTTTTGGCCCTCTTTCATAAAAATCACTATGGATTATTGAGTGTCTTTTGTTACTTGGAATTGAA